AAGCCATCTTTCACATAACCTATTATCGATTGTGGAACCAGTGTTAGCCCACGGTCGTTAATTGCCTGCATCAAAAGAGCCGCTGTTGCGGTGCATCCCGCTATGATAGCCATCTCTATCAGCTTTTGTTTGTTTTTCAGTTCCTCAAGGCAAATCTCTCTGAATTTCATGTCAGCGTCAAACATCTGTTTATCCTTGTCCATGTCTAACCTTTCCCGCCGTTCAGATATGTTCTGCCATGCGTTACTGAGTTCCAAATATTCCTTAGCCAATACTTCAAACTCATCCATAAGCTTGTTCCTTTTTACCTCATCAGTTTCTTTTTCGAGTTTATCAAGCAACTCACTAACCTGCTTTCCTAGTGATTCCAGTACTTCTTCATAATAGTTTTTCATAAAAATCTCCTTTCACTTTGTTAGTGCGTTTTTAATCATCTCATAATAAGCCATGCTTATTTTGCGAAATTTTTAAAAAAAAAAAAAATAAGGGCTCTAAACAGAACCCCTTTTTTCTTAGATTAATCTTCGCATCCATTGAAAGCCATCTTTCACATGTCCTATTATCGATTGTGGAACCAGTGTTAGCCCACGGTCGTTAATTGCCTGCATCCTCTTCCCTTCGTTCAGATATATTCTGCCATGCTTTACTTAGTTCCAAATATTCCTTAGTCAATATTTGGAACTCATCCATAAACTTTTTTCTGTATACCCAATTAGTTTCTTTTTCGAGTTTATCAAGCAACTCACTAACCTGCTTTCCTAGTGATTCCAGTATTTCTTCATAATGGTAATAGTTTTTCATAAAAATCTCCTTTCACTTTGTTAGCGCGTTTTTAATCATCTCATAATAAGCCATGCTTTTTTTGCGAATTTTATGGCATATAAACATATGGTCCGCACCAAAAACATCGCTTAGAATCCAATTTAAAGCCTCATTTTTCAGCGCTTGTCAATGGACTTTCCTGATGACAATCACACCGCGATAGAACCGATCCTTGCATCGTCTTGCAGCCTCTTTCTTTAATGATACATCGGTGATTCGCCCGGAAGACACACGTTTGCATACTCCCCGATGCCCGTTCCAGAGCAGCACAACTACATGCGTCGGGTTTTTCTCACAGAATATGAGACAATATCCCTTCTTCAGGCACTTACGCATGGCAGCCTTACTCATCTGTGCCTTATATGCTATCTTTGCTCCGGGACAGATTTTGCGCATCCCTTTTGCGATATCGTAAAGCCGGTATGTAGCATGTTTTCTGAAATGTCCCTCCGAGTATTTTTTGACTTTCTTCATCGACCATTTTTTACCGCACCACCGTAATCCAATATACATTCCAACGAGTGGACATCCGTGCTTTCGTATGAATGTCGATTTAAAATGCTGCTGCTTCGGAACCGGTATAATAAGCCCGTCGTCGCATTGAATCTTATAGGGGTATTTGTATCTCGATGCACGATTGGTATTTTTGTATTTACGTCTGTAACCCATAGTTTCCTCCGATCATGTTTTTGACAAAATATAAAAGAACTTCCTGTAGCGGTCGTAGTACATATCCTTTCCGCAGGGCATTCCCAGAATATAGTTTATGATGACCCAGTCCCGGTACTCGACAAACGAGCATTTCTTAATATCCGGTTTGCGCAGAAACTTTTTAAGTTCGTCATCCGTGAACTTCCGCAGGTATCCCCGGTCCATCAGAAAATATAACACCGTTCGAAGAGCACGCATATACGTGGCGATTGTCTCGTCAGCAAGGTCTCGTTCTCTGAGATTAGAAAAAAAACAGAGCAAGTGTTTTCTCTGCGATATCAGTTACGGGATTTTCTTCATCAAAAAAAAAAGAAATATAACTTTGCATCCTGATTCTTGACATAATAAAAACTCCTTGTAATCTGCACACACGTTTTACCGCGTTCCCGCAAATATACAAGGAGCTCAATCGTCTAAAAATGGTGCGGCTGACTGGACTCGAACCAGCACGGTTGCCCACACGCCCCTCAAGCGTGCGCGTCTACCAATTCCGCCACAAACCTTCCAAAACGCAAGTTTCAGACACATTCCAGAGAACAAGTCCCTGCGTAAATGCGGATCTGAACGCACGTCCTATTGTAGCACAACACCCCGGGAAAGAAAAGTACTTTTTTGAAAAAAGTTAACGCTGAATTGTGTGAATGAGAGATATATAGGAGGTAGTAGCCATGAATCATGTTTTCCCGGGGGTTGCTTTAAGTTGTTTGCTATTTTTCTTCTTTTACGTCGAACACCATAAGTCTGCCGGGCTTTATCTCTCCGAATGGAATTCCGAGTCTGAGAGTATATACGTCCTTGTTCGGGTCTTTGGTGTTTACGACGATGGTTCCGTCAATTCTCTTTCTGCGTTTGAATATAGCCGCCAGAAGTATCAGATTGGCTGCCAGAATAACAATCGCCGTTACCCAGAATACAGTTTCCATTACGATGTCTCCTTTCTGCGAAGACATGCGCCGTTGCAACGCTGTCTCGCCTCGTAGTCTGGAATCCGATCCAATTTCTTAACTTCTTCGTATATCGCTTTGGCGTGCCCGTTTCCGCCCATCTTATGATATGCGTAATACATTGCCTCGTAGTCAGAAAAAGCCTCGATTCCGACGAATCCCGCATTAATATACTTGACCCCAAGCCATGAAATGCGGTCACGGGCGGATGCAATGAGATATTCTCGCTGTGCTTCGACACTTTCGACAATCAGGGTTATAGAACGCTCTATTTCGGATATCTTCTTTGCTGTCTGATCTGTCTTACCTGTCTTCTCGTCGTATCTGGATATCAGAAACTTCACGAATTCCAGGATTGCTGTTCCGGCTGATCCTCCGATAAGCGCAAGCAGCAAAGTGTATACTGTGTGATTCAAATATAATCACCCGCCCTTTCAGCTAAGCTTATCGGCCTTCTTAAGACTCTTCTTCCCAAACAGCCCGTCTACTTCGAGTTTATTTTTCTTCTGAAATCTTGCCACGGCTTTTACCGTCTCCGACCCGAGTTTACCGTCAACCGAAGACTTGTAATATCCGTTCTTCTTCAACCACTTCTGTAATTTCTTGACATCATCTGTGGACACAGAACTTCCTTTATAGCCGTCACCCTTCTTGAAATATCCTCTTTTCGGAAGAATGATTCCGCTCTTTCCGACTTTGGCTTTCTTGGATTTCTTCTTCGGGGTCGCATATTTCGGTCTGGTAACACCGAGAATCTGAGATGCGTACCGGGCTCTCCTGCGTACTCTGGCCGGGCTCCCGGTATTACCTTCAATACAGTAAAATATCCCCCCGGATTTTTTTTCGAGTACGCCTACGTGATCCGCTATACCGTTCGGCTGCCAGTCAAATGTAATAATATCCCCGGGTTTTGCTTCGGATTTTGAATGATTTCGACCGTGCTTCTTGCCCCACAGATACCAGTTGTGCGCAGCCGCAGGACCTGACGGATCGATTCCCGCTTTTGTTTTTCTGGCGCACCAGTACATAAAGCACCCGCACCACGATACCGGGTGTTTAAACCCGGCAAACTTCCAGTATTTCGATCCGCTTTTCCCAAGCTGAGATTTCGCTTTGCTGATGAATTCCTTAGCTGTATTTGCCATTACTCATCACCTTCATTCTCGACTTCCTCGACATCATTCACCGTTTCGGCCAGGGCTTTCTCCAGTTCAGACAGGTCGACTTCGTTATCTGCGACATTTTTCTCGATGATCTGTTTGAACACCTGATGGAAGCCGACGGCCATGAGACCCGACAGTGCTCCGGAAACGCAGGCGACAAGCGTGATTTCGCCGGTAGCCACGCAGCCGAGAATCATACCGATTACCGCCAGAATCGCAGGAATGTACTGATTCGCCACCGCGTTGAAAAGCGGTACGGTCTTAATCACATATCCGATAATCAGACACGCGATAAATACAATAGTTACAAAATATTCTTTAAACATATCAATAGATAAAGTCATATATTATCCTCCTTATGAAATTCGCTTCCACATGTATACGGTTAAATACGGTGGCATATTGTTGTGTGCTCCGCCTTTTACTGCGATCTCTTTTGTCTCTCCACCGCTTCCGGTATTTTTCGTAAATCCAGGATTTTCAGAACATCAGAAAGGGCTATACCCAGTTCGATTAGCATGGTGTACCTCCTTTACGCTGTGCGTCTCCACATATACACTTCCGTCGCCTGCGAAGAAGGAGTAACGGTCTTCGCCGTAAAGTATCCCGGATTGCTTGCTCCTCCGTCGATTCTGGCGTAGGTTTTGTCTGTATGGTTTGCGTCATATGTTGTTCCTGCGCCGCCGACAAGAGAAGTACAGCCGTCGAACATATCGATTGACCAACGAACCATGTTTGTCGTAAACAAGGAGGACGCATAAATGGTTTTAAGCCTGCTGCATCTATAGAACATGTATTTCATACCCGTCACTTTTGCCGTATTAAAGCTGCTCACATCCAGACTGGTGAGGCTGCTGCAGTACCGGAACATGAAGTTCATATTCGTCACGTTTTCGGTGTTGAAGCTGCTCAGACCCAGACTGGTGAGGCTGCTGCATCTATCGAACATGGAGTCCATATTCGTCACGTTTTCGGTGTTGAAGCTGCTCAGGTCCAGACTGGTGAGGCTGCTGCATCTATAGAACATGTAGCACATATTCGTCACAGCTGACGTGTCCAGTTTATACAGCCCGGTGATGGAAGCGAGGGAACTTGCATTAGAGAACCAGTCATAGCAGGTCTTTGGCTTTATTTTATCCTCAAATGTAACCGTCTTAATTGTGTTCTTCTGATTGTCACTACTGGAAGCATACCAGCTTGGGTCAGTCTCCCCTGTAATATCCTCAAACCCGGTGTAGTACGTTTTCGTCCCGCTGACCTGACCGTCCGTGTACTTTCCTTTGTCATCCCGGAAGAATGTCATGCTCTGATCCGTTGAATCGTACACGGCATACGCCTGCGAAGACAGAAAACGGTCAGTCAGACGCTCCCATGTACCGCCAAACAGCGTGGCCGGGCTGGTGCTATTGACTGACATGTAAATAGTACCAACGGGATAAACCGAACTTAGGCTTACCCCACCGCCGCTATGTGCGTCAACATATGACTTAATCGCACTCCAAAAACGAGATAACCCCGCCTTGTCGAGATAACTGCTCATAATCCCCTCCTACTGCGCTACGATAGCGTCAATCTCAGAGTTTGTGATTGGCGAAACACCGCTTCCGTCAGTGAGTTTGACAAACTGCGAACCTGTCCACCTCCACTGTGTATTCTGGTATTCTCCGGCGTCTGTCGCTGAGCCAACACTGTCTGCTACATCAGCAATCTTGCCTACAACGACATAGATTTTGCCCTGTTCATATACGAGGGATTGATAGAAACGATAACCTTCTCTTTCTATATAAAACCATCCACTCTGCCCAGCCGAAACACTACCGTCTGCTAAAATATAAACCTCGATAACATCGTCCACATAAGAGGGAAGATTCTCAGCGGCGATGATTCCCGATGAATCTATTGACAGTTTGTCAGCGTTTGGAATTGCGTTTTGTTTTTCATTTAATTTCATAAAAATATTCATTGAAGCGGAGTCAATAGCCTGCTTTATGCCATCACTTGTAACCGGATTTGAGCTAGCAGACGTTGGTTTGTCATCGAACGTCAATTTATTCTGTTTTGCACCAACAGCCGTATCAATCGCGCTCTTAACACCTCCACTTGTAACTGGATTACTGCTATTTGCAGTCGGCGTACTATCGAACGTCAATTTGTTCTGTTTTGCATCAAGAGCCGATTTAACACCACCGCTCGTTACAGGGTTTGTGCTGTCTATCTTGGGCGCATTATCGAATGTCAATTCATCCTGTTTATAAGCCAGTGCAGTATATATTCCATCGCTGTAAACTGGATTGTAACTATCGCCCTGTGGCGTACTATCGAACGTCAATTTGTCCTGTTTTGCATCAAGAGCCGATTTAACACCGCCGCTCGTTACTGGTTTTGTACTGTTTGCAGTCGGCGTGCTATCGAACGTCAATTTGTCCTGTTTCCCCGAAATCGCAGAATCCACCGAATTGAATTTCGTCGCTACGGTCGAATTCTTAATCGGATTGTTAGATGTGGTCGATAAACTTGAATCAACCGTAATGTTCGCCGATTTATTCGTTACAACAGATGTTCCGTTCACCTTAACGTCTGTTACCTTATTTGCATTAGTCAAGGCAGTATCAAGTCCCGTTACATCGGCAGTCGTATGCGTATGGCTTACTTTTGCAAATGTAGCCTTGATCTTCTGCCAGAAATACAAGACTCCGTTATTGTCCAGATATTTACTCATTTAACATTTCCTCCAATTCACTGTTAGTCAGTGGCTGTATCTTATCGCTCGATTCATCCACGCTTGCGATTTCTATTTTGATTTCTTCCCACAGCGTCTCAAGACCGGCTTCGTCCAGTACATTTATCTCTTTTTCCATACCATCACCGTCACTCTTATGCCGTTCTCTGCCAGATATTCACTACCAGATACGGAGGCATGTTATTTTCGGAGGTGCCTTCACCAGCAGCGCTGGTCTCACCGGACACGGAGACATCATGCCCGTGCCAGAACTGGTGGGTGTGCTCGATGCTGACGCCAGAGGTTCTCTCGGCGGATGTCCAGTTTGTACCTTTTTTGGTGCGCGGATAATCGTATTTATCCCCGTCAATACCGCCGCCTCGTTCTTCGTCAATCGTCACACCAATCGGGACGCACGCAAACTCTTTAGTTCCGTTACTGATCGAATGGTTGTGGCTGTTATTTGCAGACATACCGGTAGTCACCCCCGCAGACTGAGAAGTTGTTCTGCCGTTTAAAGATGCACTGTGAGAGTGCACAGGCATCATACTGGCAGTCATCTCGGAGGAACCGCCTTTAGCATTGAGAACATTATGCAGTTTTCCGGCTGCCAGAAGGAAACGGTCTTCGATCTTAACCCATGTTCCGCCGAATAAATCTCCGGGGTCAGCGAAACTCAGCGTGGTGTAGATTGAACCGACCGGATAGACTTTATCTATTGAGAATCCGCTCCCGGTATTTCCGGAGCACCCCGCAACTTTAAGCGTGAGATATCCCGGATGCTCCGCGGAATCGACAACCGCGTATTCTCCGCCGGTGTGATTTCCGTTCCACGCAGTTCCGTTTCCGCCTACCAGTTTAGTCGTCCCGTCAAACATTCCATTTGTGGTCGCCGATGCACTGATCTCCCATAAATCCCCAACAACAATAGTTGTTAAATCCTCGCACGACGCGAACATACCTTTTGTATTTGTCACAGAAGACATGCCGAAACTTGACAGATCTACAGATCCTATAGCGCAGGCTCCAAACATGTTTGACATGTCTGTAACTTTCGATGTATTGAAATTGCTTAAATCAAGTTTAGTAGTATAAGAATATTTAAACATTTCGGCCATACTCGTAGCAGCCGATGTATCGAAATGACTGAGATCCAGCGAGTCAACGTTTTGATGCGCAAACATCCGATCGAATGTTACAGTCTTGAACGTTCTCAGCCGGTCTATCCCGGAGATACTCGTCACGTCTAAATTCATCCAACTACCGTTATCGCCACTCCGCTTGAAGAATTCGAACAATCCAGTCGAATTTTCCGGGGTAAGTATAACTTCACTTGTGAAATATATGTAGATTGCGTAATTGTTGTTGCCTGTCGAGTATCTTACAGCCAAAATAGTTTCTCCAGTCTCGCTGATAAACTTTCTGGCCTGTTCTGTGTAACCATCTCCCGGAGGCAGTGGAGGTGAATCAGCGCCGCTTCCGTCAGTGAGTTTGACATACTGCGAACCTGTCCACCGCCACCGTGTATTCTGGTATTCACCGGCGTCTGTCGCTGAGCCAACACTGTCTGCTACATCAGCAATCTTGCCTACAACGACATAGATTTTGCCCTTTTTATTTTCGAGGGCATCATAGGAATTCGTACCTTCTGTCCAAAGCCAACCATCCTGTCCTGCTGAAACACTACCGTCTGCTAAAATATAAACTTCTACAACAACGTTCAGATCGTCAGCCGTTAAATATGAAAGCGTAACAGTGATATGGTCCGCCGGAGGATTAAGGCCAGCAAGCTCGTTCTTCACTTCTGTGAATTTACTGAGACTGATGACAGGAGCGTCCTTGTACTTAGCCCGTTCCTGTAGAAATTTATACTGGTTTTTGATCCATTTTGAATCGTAACCGGCAGCGATGTATTTGATAAACGAGTTGATTTCCGTGAAGTCCAGCGAGGCATTATCGCTGATGAGTTTCTCGTATGACTTCTTTGCGTCGTCAACTTTCTTCTCACCATAAGCAAATGCCTCGTCGACACGAGTTTTCTGCCTTTCAAGAACCTGTTCCGCATACGCGCCTATCTCGTCAAGTTTCGTCTTTGACAAAGTATTAAACACAGGTTTCGGGTTTGGAGTAATTGTTGTGTCCAGTACATCACCGAGCCAGTAGATTTTATACAACGGCATCTGATGAGTTTCACCGTCGTCGATAACTCCTGTAATTATCGCAGGTTCCGAATATTCGTCAGTGGTTACTGTAGGAACACCCGTCAGGAGTTTCGTATCCACAATCTCAATTACGGACGGTTCAGACGATGATGTGTCCTCTTCAATTCTGTATTCCGCGACAAGAACGTCTACCCTTTTGTTTCCGGGCGTATTCTGCTCAAACTGCAATTCGTCCGCTCCGTCCTGAGGGCGAATCTTCGCCAGACGTCCCTGCATCATGAGGGAACCGTCTTTGATTTTTATAGCTGTGGTTCCGACCATCTCGCACTCGAATTTATTCCCCGTAGGAAGAACATAGTCTTCATCGCCGAGAATCATGCGATTGATTTCCGCATCATCGAGAGCGTAGACATGTCGTTTACCGGTGCGTCCGGTAATTATCTGCATAGAAAACCTCCTCTTGTTATGCGAGCGCCACGGAGGCAACAACATCAATGCTGCTTCCGCTGTTTAAATTAGTTTGCGTTGTAACCCATGCATTGCCCGAAACATTTATCGCCCCACTCAAATTACTGCCCGAAACAACTCCGGCTTTAATCCACGAATTGGATACCGAAAACAGTTTAAACTGTGCGTCTTTAGAGTAAGACGAAGTGGCTGTTAAATTCATTTCGATAGTTCCGGTATTGCCAAACTTAAACAATGTAGCACGGTTCAATGTAAAATTTGATGTGAGTGTAATCTTAGATTTCACGTCACTTGTTTCGAGGCTTACTCCGATATGCTCTCCGGTATGAGTACATATTTCCCTGATTCTGGCGGCAGTGATGGGGGTTACATCTACTCTTACACCGCCTCCCTCCGAAATTCCTGCAGAACGTTCAATTTGAGAATTGACGTAATTCTTCATGGATTCCCATATTTTAGTTTCATTTTGATTCATTTTGTCACCGCCTACTTATACGCCTTGTATCCGGCAGTTCCAATCTGATCGCCCTGGCCTGCATCCCAATAAAACTGCCACCCGAGGTATGGAATCGCATTAGTAGTTTTATCCGGCCCTGGAGAATTCGGATCGTACCCGTTAATACATATGTAAACCACATCAGCCGTTGGCTCTGCACTATAATAGGTGTAATCGTCATCCTCGAAGACACGAAGTTTAAACACCGAAGGGTCGTCAAAATTAGCAACCGACACATCGTAGTATACTTCGACACTGTTACCAGATGCGTTCGCAATTGATAGATCGACTTCTCCTCCGACTTCGTACTCGCACGAGGTTTTCAGCCCTGATTCTATCTTTACAACCGAATTCGTTACAGGTACGCCGCTCATCGACCATCCTGTCTTATCGTCGTAACAACCTACAAGATCTCCAACATCCAGATCGAAATCGTCCAGTGTCAATGATTGGGAATCTATTGCTCGTGCTTGCTTAAGTTCTGATATCGCTCCATCACATAAGTCTTTGTAATAATCTCTGAGTAACTTGTAATACTTCCCGGATTCCCACGCAGGAGGCGTGTTGTATGACACCTGCTCGTAATATTTCCCGGTCTCAAATTCCGGTTTTTTCTCTCCGGTTTTCTTCCTGTAAATATTGCCTGGCTCCCACGAATCTTCAGTCTTGGTACTGGCATATGTTGTTGCTATTTGTTCATAGAACATGCCTTTTTTCCACGCTGGAGGCTTCTGCTCAGTCCAATATACAGTTTCAAGGCGCCATCTTTTTTTAGCGTTTCTTGGAGAACTGCTGTAATACACATTTCCAGAACGATGTTTCTTATATGTCTTGGCTATGTTTTTATATATTTTTTCGCTATCTTTTGGCGTCCCCCATTTTTTAGGCCAATGCCCGTTCTTCTTGCGTTGATAATAAACGTGGTATCGAATGTGCTTTACTTCATTCGCTTGAACAGACCCAAATCCGATCACTTTAAAAAAACTATTTTTAAACTTTTTTTTGTGACCGTGCCGCTTATGTTCCTCATACTCGAAAGTATATTCGGCCTCGGATACTTCAACATTGCCTTTTTTCGTTCTCTTGTAATAAGTATACTCGCCACCAAGATTCTCTTTTTTCGTGAAATAACTCCCGTAGTTTTCATCCCAGTTTGTAGGTTTATTCAGGACTTCGATATAGTTGTATATTGTGATACCTTCTACAGACTCAAACACATAATGATTTCCGTTATGCTCTCTACGGTAATACTCGCTATATGTGGCATCCCAGTCGTCCGGTTTTCTTTTCAAAAGTTCATAGGACCCGCACCACGTTGGATCGTTCCAAATATCCGCTTCTGTTTTATGCGTCAGTAACCCGTGTAAGACAGTTTCTCCTGAGACATTCCCATATGTATGTTCGTTCTCATCGATATGACCGTTATTGTTCAGATCATTTGTAACTGTACTTGAAATATCTTCAAAGTAATCGGAATATCGTCCATACACATTAGGATCATCCGAGTCCCAGTTTACCGGTTTTTCTGTGAGTAACTCGTACCTCGTTTCTTCGAGCGGTTGTGTCGGCTCATAGACGTAACTCCCGGTCCAGATTCCGTTACTGTCGGTTTCCTCTTTTTTAACATATGTCGTGTTGTAAAGAGAAGACCAATCGGCCGGCGGAGATCCTTCCATAACTTCAAAATTCTCATGAGCGGTTATATTTCCGTTATAGATTTTTACAATCTCGTCAAGGCCGTACAAAACCTGGTTTCTGGTGTCAGTGATATATTCACTTTCCTTTATAGGCTCTGTGTATTGTGCTCCACTTGGGATAACGTAATAGGGTTGTATTGTTCCGTTGCGATCCGTAAAAATATGAATTAATCGCCGAACGCCTTCTTCATTTGCCCCAACGGCTATGATATGGTTCACGGCTCCGTCAGCGTTTTTAATGCTGAGTTTTGCACTATTCGATCCGGTATACTCCAGATACTCCGTATAATCGTCTATTGTATTTGGGGTTATATGAACTTTTTTATCTGATAAGTCGTAACGGAATGTCAATTTATAATTTTTTTCACGCGCTAACATGATAATCCCGTCGTATACTGTGCATTGAGACGGATATACGAAACCGGTCACAATCATGTTAACGTCTCCCGAAGTATTGCGATCTCCGGTTCTCAACGTCCCGATTGTACGAATTCCAGGTTCGTCACATATAAATAACGACTTTTCGACTCTCTTTACAGAAGATCCGTTCGAATCGACGCCGTCTGGGAATTCATACTGCGCATCCGTTCCCCCGAGTTGCGCTTCGGACAGCCTTCTGTTTATTTCTTCCTGAAGTGTACCGTAAGCCACAACGGATCTTGGAGCGGAAGAGTAAATGTATTTTGAATTTAGAATCCCGCGCCATGTTCTGCCCGTGTATACCATCTCGTCATCGTCGTCATCGTTGTGAGATGCACTATCGATTCGTCCTCCGTACTCCGTGTCATCTAAAGTTATGAAACTACCGCAATCGATCGCCAAATTCCCGTCATTATCCGAAGGAAACTCCCGTGTACGAAGTTCAAAGTCTTTTTCCTTTGCGACATCTATGTCGAGTTCATAAGAATGAAGAACACCGAGTTCGAATCTTGAAGAATCGGTATATACGAGATCGTTAAGAGTCGGCATTTATGACACCTCCGTTTATGTTGTCCATTTCGGTTCGCTTCGTTCTTCGAATATTGTCAAGTGAATGCCGAAACATCCTTTCCACGATAATGTTTGTTCTCCGCCGGGGATTTTCTCAAAGATGTATCCGCCGTTCTCTGTATTTCGATACCCGAAAATGTTTATATGAGGACCGTTTTCCGGCACATATTCTATGGTTTTATTACGACTGTTTATCACTATTGTCTCCCCGTGCCTTATTTCGTAATCGATAATAATAGTAACGTTATCTCCGAGCTGAATTATCGGATTACTAGCTGGCCCCGTAATTTCTATTTCCCATGGGCATTCGTTGGCGACGTCAAGAAATATAGTCTGCTTCGTTCGTATAGAGAGTCCGTAGTCATAATCGTATCCGTAACAGTCGTTTGCGTATGATGGTGTTATGCTTGATAAATATGAACTGTATTCCTTATCCGAAGATCTTCCATCACTATGCCCCACATCCGTATACGTGTAAAAATTATAATCTACGGTGTCTTTTGTCCAGAACGGATATAAGCAGTAGAATTTAACAGTGTTTTTTGTAGCATCCGGTCCGAAATCCTTATAAGGCTCCGTAGCACTTGCGATGCCATACGCCTCGATGTACCAAGCGGACCCTATATCAAATTCGGAACTTGAATCCTGCTCAGCCCAATACAATATACCTGGTTGCTCGTGTCTGACGTCGTATTCAATAGCATCGTGAAAATCGTCAAGCGCCCGCTGCTTTTTCGCTTCGTTCCCGGATAATAGGATGGACGCACTGTATTCGAGCGCGTCCTTCGAAAACCCTATCAAACTTTTTCCTATTATCCTGTCGCCTGTTTTCGGAACCCACGTAAAATCGTGAAAATTGGCTTCCGTTATTCTCTGATTAAAGTCCTGCGTCTCGAGCATTAGATTGAAGAGGCTAAAAGGGGTTCCTGCTATAAGATCCGGTTTGTTTGACAAATAATAGACTTTTGCTAATTCGCTCATTTTCTTACAACCACCCCTCTCTGAGCAAGTCCTCTTACTAATTCACGGCCGTCAAGCGGAGCACTGATTGTAGCATCAGATGCTCCCATTCGCACAGCAGCATAAATTTCGGACGGTTCAATTACTGTGTTCGATTCGACAGCTCTGCTGAGTTCCTTCTTTAGGCTACGTATTTCGGAGATAATAATATCGTCCTGTCTTGCATTTACATCAGAGAGCACTGACGCATTCGCTGATAACCCAAACCCTATGTCACCAAATACTGAAGATATATATTTTTTACCGCGGTTCACGTCGCTCATATCTACAACCGGGCGTATCACAGGATCGACATCTGATATATTGTCGATGATATTTGACATATTGTCACATGCCTTTCTGACGCCATCAAGCGAAGCAGACGACATTCTGTATCCGGCTTTGTACGCTTTATCGATATATGCGTTGAGTCCTATAATAAACCCTTGTCCTGCGTATTCTCCCTGCTTCTTTTGCAGCTTAGATGGAGAGTTGGATTTATGCCCGGACTTTGCACCTTTTACAGCATTCGAAGAAAGTTTCCTGCCTGCGTCAAATGCTCTGCCAAGAAAATCCATTATGCCGTTGACAAACCCCTGCCCGGCGTTAGAGCCTTCTTTATGCATTCCGGAAGAACCTTCTTTTGCGCCTTTCTTGGCACCTCGCCCCAGTTTGTTTCCTTGGGACTTAGCTTTATCGTCTTTCGAACCGACTCCGGACGCAAATCTTCCACCGCTGTCTTTTCCGATTCTGCTCATATCTCCAAGCCTGGATCCGCTGCCTTTCAAAGCGGAACTTGCTATCTTTTGTCCGGCTTTAGTGTTAAGCGAAGCTGTTCCGGATAATCCTTTCGCCGCGTTCTTTCCTGCTGTGGCACCTCTACGCTTCGATCCTGCTGACCCACGATTATACCCTGCTTCGGCGGCTTTACCTGCTGATTGCCCGGCTTTGGAATTAGCACCGGTTGTCGAAGCAACTCCCTTGGCTGTAGCTTCTCCAATCTTTTTTCCATCTGTTTTAAAGCTTTCCGGCGCGAGTGTTTTTCTTATGTTCGTCTTTACGGTCTCGAGTGCTTTAGATGCTGCGGTTCCTACGCCGGGAATAGTTTTGACAATCTGCTGTAATCCGGTTATGAACAATTCGAGTGTCGCTGACAAAAGATTTCGAATAGCTGCATAAAACGATTCGGCATTATTCCGAATTCCATTTGCGAGTCCGTTTATGAACGCAATCGCAAGGTTTATACCGGCATCTATGAGCGTACCGATTTGCCCTGATATAGCAGTAACAAAGCCGACAACAATTTGAACGGCTACTTTCGTTATTTTGCCTATATTATTCAATATCCCTTTCATTAGACCAAGTAGGATATCGATCCCGGCTTGAACTATCTTTCCGATATTTCCTGATATACCAGCAAGAAAACCGACTATTATCTTCCCGGCAGCCACAGACACAGGGCCTATATTCGCCGCTATCACGTTAAGAAGTCCTATGAATCCAATACCAATGGCTTTTCCAAGTCCGGCGACTGTTTCTATCAACGACATACACATTGCCTTGATTACGGATATTCCACCTGCACCGGTTGCTACTAATGTCGCAACTCCCCCGGCAAATAATGAAACACCTGCACCCGCTGCGAGAAGAGCTACTCCCAGGACAGTTAGCGCACCAGAGAATGCGAGTATCGGACCGGCAAGTCCGCCAAGAAGAGCCGCAGTCCCTCCTATTACAGCGAGGCCGCCGGCAAGTGCTACAAGGGATACAACTACCTCTTTCAACGAAAGCTGAGCGAGAACATACAAAGCGGCAGCCAATGTGTTTATAGATGCGGCCATTATGGATATGGCTACAGCATCCTTAAACCCGACAGAGAGTACTTTTGCAGCGGTTCCGATTAATATAAATACGCTCGCCAGAGCAGTAAATCCCTGCACAAGTGACGCTATTTTGAGGCCGCCTAATAAAGCCACGGAATCAGCAAAGCCTGATACGGCCTTGGCCATTATAGTCATCGCAACCGCAGACACAAGAAGTCCGCCCCCGCCATCCAACTTTTTCGATGTTGCCGTTATCAATAGCATAAGGGCTGCAAGACTCGCCATTCCCTTAACTATGTTTGCCGGTTTCAGTTTAGAAAATGCAGTAACCGATTCGGTCAGCATATCTATAGACTTGGCAAGAGCAATTAGCGCAATTCCTTGTAAAAGACCTGCTCCTTTGCCGAGAGATTTTGATACCGCAGCCACCCCGGCTATCAGAATAGAAACGCTTATAAGCCCCTTAGCGAGTTCTCCGACATTAAGGCTCGATAATTTTCTCACCGCAGACGCTAATATCGAGATTGCCCCTGCAAATAACACAAGAGAGCCGAGGCCTTTCACAATTTTTTCAGGATTCTCCGACGACATGGCTTTCGTAAATACAAACATTTCTCCCAAAAGAACTGTAATCGACACCATTCCTCTGGCCAACGCTTTCATGTCGATCGACGACAAGTTTTTAACCGCTGCTGACATTACAAGCATAGCAATGGATATTGTGACCAGTGATGCAGCAACGGATGCGAGATTAGCCATGTTTTTGACTCCAACAAACAAATTGTCTTCTGCAAACAACTTGTTAATAGCTGCTGTGAATGTGCCGAGTATAACCGCGATCCCGGTCAATGCGATCAGCGCATTTGAAAGCCGATCTGTTGGAATATACGCTAGGACAGTCATGGCGGCGGCAAGCATGAGCATGGCTTTGGCTATGTTGAGCAGTATCTTCGATTTTACCTGGGACTGAAGCACAACAAGCGTGTTTTTAACATTTATCATGGCCGTCTTAAACGGCCCTGCTGTGTCTGCAAACGAATATATGATATTCTCAATAAGGCGCATTGGACTCTTTAGCGCTTTGGACATATTAACAAGCATGTATAATATGCCTGATATCGCGGCGGTGTTGAACATTTTTTCAAGCGACGCACCGTTGTTAGTCGCTTTTGCAAGGCTGCCCATCATCTTGCTTATACCGTCACCAAGATACGATACGAGTTTCCCGATACCGGCACCAAGCCCGTGTATTATTCTTGCGACACCGGAAGCGATAACCCCGATGCCGTTTAACACACCTTTCAGTACATTCCCTTTTAGTATCGCACCGTTGGCTTTAGCCATAAAACCTGCAAACGCGCCTGTCGTCTGTAAAAGAGCTCCGCCTATTGTCAACGCGGCTTTCCCGAGCGCTGTAAATATTTTGAATAACACCTGTCCAGTCGTCGTCAAAGCCGCGAATATATTGCCTAAAGCCTTGATGTACTTGGATCCTTTCCCGGTCCCCGACAACGCTTTCGTTATAGAGTTTATGGCTCCGACTAAATTCTTGGATATGCTATTACCTGTCTTATAGAAATCTGGAATAATGTTGATCTTTATAAGTTCGTGCACCTTGTCAATCAAAGGAATAAGCGCATTCAAAGTGTCGCGAGCCCAGAACAATATGCCGCCTTTATTTGTCGAAAAATCTCCAAAAAAGTCAGCGCCTATTCTAGCCATAGCAGCTTTCATATTAGACAGAGCACCAGTGAAAGTTTTATTAGCGTCTTTGGCATGTTGTCCGTAAGCTTCGTCCATCGCTTTCGAGAATATACGGAAGTCTATAACGCCCGCACTGCACATATCTCGAATGTTTTCTTCCGTTAATTTCGCATTGTCTCCGATATCTTTAAACCGCTTCGCAACCTGCGAATGTTCACCGGCTTCAACAAGTTGCTTTCTGAGTTTTGCATCGCTGTTAATGTAATCTTTTAAAACGGCCGCCGCATTGATACCTCTTGAGGAAATCTGAAGAAGCTGCTCTCCCATGATGCGACCGTTACCGGCGACTGTCGTAAATATGTTGGCGATGTCGTCGTAACTGCTGCCTGTCATGGAAGCAAGTCCGGAAATAGCTCTCAGCGATGTCTTCATCTCATCGCCAAGTTTTATTCCTGAAGCACTTAACTGGCCTGCCGCTTTCGCTGCGGAATCAAACCCATATGCCGTGTCTTTTACACCGTAATCAATATCTTTTGATACTTTCTCCCAAGACACGCCAAGGCCTTCAAGCTGAAACTTTGCCTGCGCAATATTCATAGCCCTTGTAAGCCCTCCGGTTACAGCGAGCTGTTTTATAGCGCCAGCAGTTTTGAACCCGAAATTAACCATGCGATTTGTAACATTCGCCAATGCGGTTGTTCCCATAACACCCAATCTTGTAAACCTGTTCGATATGGTTTGCAGATTCTTTTGGGCATTACCAGTATTCGTGTTTGTTAAATTACCAAGAGCCGCCGTTAGTTTTTCAAGCGACGAGGTTGATCGGGCCGTTTCTTTCTCGAATTGAGCATTATTGAACTTCATTTCGACAACACGGTTATCTACGCTGCTCACCTCGTCACCTCCTTCCATACTTCATCCACTATCGCATCGAACACGGGTTTAAGTGCCGGATTAATATAATCGATGCCCTGTACGTAACCGCCACCTCTAAGCCCATGTCCTGTTTGCAAAATAACGGCTATCTGAACTTCTCCGTTTTTATTACTATTCGTCCAGTGTATCGAATATATTCCGTTATTCTCTTCTATTTCGTAGTCCCATGACGCAGCGGTCAGCCCCGATTCTACCGGGGTGGCAGAGGATAGTGCAAGAACACCTTCACGCCCATATTTTTCAAGTATACCACGCATTTGTTGTTTCTTGACGCGGCTAAAAAAATCCTCGATGTTCTTGAAACTTCCAGATGTTTTTACTGTAATCATTTTGATTTCTATCCTCTGCTCCTCAGTTTTTCTCGACGGGCTTTGTTTATTAAATTGTTCTGTTCGCGAATTTCACGATTACTCATGCTCTTTTTCGGGCCGTTCTCAATTGCGCATACTGATATTAACGTAAGCAATCTGTTTAAATGCCATTTCTCGCATTCGAAAGGTATCTGTAACGCGGTCATATAATAGTAAATGACCTCCGAAGTTAATACGCGTTTACGGCCGTTTCCTTGAGATCGATCATGAATGACAGTAGCCGTCATCGGATCGTTAATGTATTCGCGAATAGCATCCAGATTGTCGTCGCTCAGATATCGATATACGGAACTATCTACATTCGGAGTCAACGTCATGCAGCGTATGTAATCAAGTACTTCCTCGGTAGTTTTAACATCCATTGACTGCTCCGGAGTTGCGTATCCTCGCGTAGTTGACAGAAACGGTTTATGCCATTTAGATTCCCACTTTGATACTGATATCAGAGAATGTTCAAGTCTGAGTTTCTGCTCTTTTGTAGCATAGAAAACGTCTTTACTTTCATCATAAAGTTCGATGGACGGCACCGTTATTTCAAGCATTGTTCTTATTCGGCACAGGAATATCGAGTTCTGACAAATCGGGAAGAACATTATTCACGAACTCGGCGGGAGCATTTTCGTCCGTAAGAAGATGCATCATGAACACGTCGTACGCAGGAGACTGCATGAACGCTTCTGTAATCTCTTTTGATTTGCGAAAGTGCTTTCCGTCGGGGGACTTCTCGCCGTATGAATCTGCGATAAGAGACTCGAATTCTTTATAAATTTTGTTGATGTCAGGGGACTTTATAATTCTCTGAATAAGCTCGCTGTAACTGCCGCCCTCTCCTCTGGTTGTTTCTCTTCGAAGTGCCTCCGCCTTCGATATATTGAAATACAGTACTTCTTCACGTTCTACGCCATTGTAATCGGTATACTTCGCTGTGTATTTATACATTCGTATTGCTCCTTTCATGAAATGTTTAGAGTATATTACGCTGTAAACATTGTAAGTACTTCAGTCGGAGACGGAAGTGACGGTTCTTTTTCGTCTGTGCCGAAGAGCGTATCCTCAAGCGCCTTAAGTTTTGCTTCATCGGCAGTGGTACTATCGATAGTAATACAAGACGTCGGCTTGTACCCTTCAACATCAACGGAAACCGGAGTTGTTGAGAACTCCCACGAGAAAGTGGTCGGATCAGGGGATTCGTTGATTGTCTGATATTGTCTATCTGACGGGGAAGAAGTAGCTCCATAAATGAGATGCAACTTGTATCCATGCTCATTATAATCGACATCATTACCAAGAACGGTCTTATACGCCAAACCGAACGCCTTTCTGTTCTGCTGACCAACAGAAACTCCCTTTACCGGAGATTTAGAACCGTCACATTCCAACCATTCATCAGGATATGTAAACGCTTCAATAGTTCCTCCGAACGATTCCGCTCCTCTCAAAGAAAGATATTTGATGTCATCAGCGTACTGGTCGTTAGCGTCCGCGCCGGAAGGGGACTCGGTTACGGAAGTAAGCCCATTCCAAGCCACGCCATTCGCATATTTGCCAGTAGGGCCGATCGGGTACAGGACTCCGTTCCTAACTCCGGTTTCGTAAAGATGCTCGCCGATTTTATCCCAAACTAATTTTGCCATTTTGATTTCTCCTTTAATAGTAAAGATTGAATAAGTAGTGGTTTAGATTATCAGCTACGAAGTAGCGGCTGAATCGACAATACTCGAACGATTCGATCATCTTGTCCGGAAGGTCGCTGTCCGGGTCTTTGTCGATCAGCGTAACATCGTATCTTGTGGTGTTTCTATAGACTATGTCGTCAGCATGTTCTAAGTATATGTCGCTCGTACTGTAAACAATAGCCGGGTATTTCATAGCGACTTTTCCTGGGTCACGAAAGTACACCTGGTCGGAGCCGAGAAGCTCTACGAGTTTACTGTGAAGTTCGTATCTACGAAGTCTCGCCATTGTAAACACCTCCGAGCGTAAGAATCAAACGTGGGTACTCTACTTCCACGCTAGTGACTTTCCATAGAGTACCCATAAATTCAGCGTATCTGATAGCATGGAAATTATGGTTCGCATACGGATCGGAAAGAATACTTATCTTGTTTCCTATGTTCACACTGTCGTTTTCGCTTCCGGATGCAGCTTCATACCGACTGTAATTGCGGATAAGATCGCCGCTGTATTCCCGTTCCGTGATGCCCTCGCTCCACACCCCAGGCGCTGTCTGCTTCATTTCGACATAGCCTATTTTTCCATAATACTTAGCCATTGCTAATTATGCAGACGCCGAGCCTTCGAGAACAATCGCAGAGTACGGCTTAACAAGCGCTCCGGAGCATCTGGTCTCGATCAGATACTTCTGCTGATTATAGTCGATATCGAAATCATCAAACATATTAACTTCTCCGCCTTTGTCAGCGCCAACGTTATAATCGTTCAGATTTACGATAATCCCCATGAGAGGCTTATTGTCCTTGTCTTTCAGATTCTCCATCGGAGGAACCGTGACAATCTCGCTTACCCTCATGGCTGTAGCCAAGGTTGTGATGTTGTCGTAAAGCCTTCTCCCCTGAGTATCCTCCAGCAGAAGCATCTCTGTAAGAATATCCTCGGAGCAATACAGCGCCGGATTGCCGGAGCCTTTATAGCTCTTTCTTGCCCTGATAGCCTGAGCAATCATGTTCTTAGCCTTTTCAGCAGCGTCCGCACCGGTTACCTCGGAATGGATGGTGTACAGAGCAGCATCCTTCCAAATTGGTCTGATATGATCCTCTGAAATATGATCGTCATCAGAGGTATTGCGTCCGTCTCCGATAAGGATAGCTCTGGCAAGTTCCTCATCAAGCATCGTCCTCATTTCAGCACGAATCCAGCTCACAACATCGAAATCGACGATATCGGTCACATCATCACGGTCGAGCTTCTGCTTCTTATAGATAGTCTGCGGAGACGTGGTCCTCTTCAGCAGGGTAAACACTTCTTCCTTCTTGAGTTTGCCTTTAATATAACCTTTGGCTCTCGCTTCGTCTTCGGTGATGTTAGCGAACACAGATTTTACTCTGCTGAACGGAGTATGATGAGTGCCGTTCATAACCTTAGCCACCCAGTCCTGATCGCGCTTGATAAACTCCGGAGTATTATTAATCATCCGGGCATCCGGGAACAGATAATCAATGTCGGTCATTCCGTATGTCTGGGTCGTTCCGTCAGCGTTCTTGGCATGGGCAAGAACGTCGTCGTCGATGTGCTCGAGCACTGCTTCTTTGAGTGATCCAAGTCGTTTCGCGTCGTCAAAAATATCTTTCATATCATCGTGCGTAAAATAATCATTGGCAGTAACGTCGTCAGCAAAAGCGTTATGTTTCATTCCTTCATTTCCTCCATCTTCTGTTACACCGGCATCCTCTAAAGCAGCGCCGATAATGTAGTATACAACTTCTTTCTGTCTGTCGGTTAAACTATTGAAAACATCTTCAATGGTTTCGTCTTCAGGATTAACTTTCTTTTTAGGATCTTCGGTCATTGGTTTCTTCTCCTCTTCTCCCACTGACTCCGAGTGGTACATTTCTATAGGTTCGTCGATGCATATAACGGCTTCATCCTCGACAACATCCCCGGAATGAGACAACACTACGGAGTCTATAGTAGCCCCTGGATTAGCGCCGCATAATACGAGACTTACTTCACGAATATCCCCGTGCAGTACATCTCCTCCATCCTGCTGTAACTTGTTAGCGTAAATCGAAAGCGATGTAACATCACCATTTATCACGCGTTCTTTAGCGCCTCTTCCTGCTGGACTATTATTGAGATAGCAGTATGTGTAAACACCTTCATCTCTATTTTCAAGAACAGCATGTCCGAGTACATTGTTTATATCGTTGTGCAAATGCTGCCATACGAGTGGGACTGTTTCACCGTCGTTGTCTTTAAATGCGTTCTTTCTGATGGTTCTCCCGTCAGAGCATCTAAGATCGTTTTTAGTAGCCCACCCACTAAAATCATATGCTTTACTCATTTTGAATTATTCCTCCTGTGTTATAGCTATTGTCCTCGTATGGATAATCGTAATACATGTTGCTGTTTTGCAGTTCGTCGGCTTTCGGATCATCAGATGGCTTAAACCCAATGGCTGCTCTTATCTCGTTGGATGTAAGAATCTCATTCCGGGTCATCTTATCTGCAATCTCAGCAATCTCGTTAACCGGGACAAGCTTGAACGGATCTCTGAAAAAGTAAATAGACTGCCCTTGTGTTCTGGCAGTCTTTGTAAGAAACTTCCTATTCATTTCGTCAGTAACTGCGGATAAAATCGGCTCGACAACCCGATTGTAATAATTGAGCATCGTTTTCTCATCGGCAGTTCCTTTGAACACTTCTTCGGAAATACCAAGCTGGCTGTATAGAAGATTGGTGAGATACTCGACATGATTTAATATTTGGTTATCCACAGACCTGTTTAACTGTGTAATTTTTTCAGTTCCATCAATGTACGCAATGCCATATTTGGAAGCCTCGAGTTGCATCTCGATATCTTTGCTTCTCTTTTCTGCCTCTTTCTTCCGTTGTTCAGTTTTAATAACGTATGGGAGCTGAATAATCATGTCTAGTTTTCCGGCACCGGATTGTGCATCAATAGCGTCAAGAAGATTCAGTTTCTTAATAAGTCGTTTTAGTGTTGAATTGGGTTCGTTCATCACTGAGAAAAACGGATTTTCAATTATCGCGACGCTCGATTTCGGCATAATTAACTCATCGTATTTACCTGTAATATCGTTATACGCCCGCACTTTTACCATACGCGGATACCACTGCACTATTTTTCCAACGCGTATAGAGTTTATTTCGTACGATGCTGACTGAACGGGGTTTATTGTTGTATCTATAGGTACAACAGCAATCACACCTTCATCCATCATGGACATTGCGATGTCTTGAATAAACGCTCTGGCCGACTGATCTACATTCGCCTCGACGGTTAGACAGTCGTTAAGTCCGGAATGTATTTTTTCGACAAAGCGCCCATTCTCATCGAGACGAGCATGAACTATATTTATAGAAGATACATCTATCGATATTCTGTTGTATATCGAATTGATTATAGTTCGCTCAGTTCCTCTTGTAAATCTGAATCGATCAGGCCTCACGGAATATGACATTCCGAAACTGCTCGACGGTGCTGTTGGGTCTCTGCTAGTAAATGCGTTCCATGCATGTTTGATACGTTCGCCAAATGTTGGCATAATATTTCCTCCCATTATGTTCCATTGATTACTCCGTCATATTGTAAACGCGTGTCATATGTTGTATAATGAATTACAGGCTTTTACTTTTCTGAAATATTATGACAAAGCAATATGTAATACCAGCGGCCGGGGTCGTTGTCGCAGTTGGTAGCGTTATAGGACTTAAGGTTATCGGAAAAAGATAAATTCTCTTACGACATCGATGCCTTCTTGACTGCCTTTGCACCTTTCTTTACAACAATGCTCGATATATTACGAGCATCTTGCCCAGACTTTTTAGAATTAAGATATTTATAAACTACATCTCCGCCGAATGTTGTATCTTCTTTTGAAAGGGCTCTGTATTGTTTTTCTAGGCGAAGACGATTTACCTCTCTCTGGAGTTCGCTGTCGGTCATAAGCCGTCTTCTTTTATAATTTTCACGGCGTTCTCGTACAATCTGTGAATTTCTTTTTCGATAATATTTATCCATTGTTTTTCGAACACCTTTATCGTTTGATGTTTTTGATAAGTCGGCGTATCGATTGGACACTTGTTGTGCTATTCCGGCTTCTCTGTTATATCCTAATGCCTTCAGCCTTTCCGAATCTTGTCTGGCGCGATTCGATTTCTTGGCATACGTTCGACTAAGTCTCGAAGGCTTTTTATCTTTTCTTACGCCCCAACGCATTCCAAGAACACCGTAATGTTGCAAATACGTACTCATATTATATATCCTCCCTCGTGCCCCGCGCATAGTTAGCACGTTTCTTTTTATTAGCCTCTGTTTTCTTGCCTGCTATTTTTCGCCCGAAAGCTCTCGCAAGACGCGTATAGTTAGCGCGTTCATTTTCTGCCATATTTTTTCTTATTTCTTTTTTTGAAAGCGTTGTATTTTTATGCCCGTTCAAATAAGCCTCTGTTTTCTTGTCTTCTGTTATGCGCCTCAAAAGAACGGCCCCAGCACCATCAATGGCACCGACTTTTATAAGATTCTTAGTGACCGAATCTTTAATATATTTTTGTTCATTGGAATGCAGTTTGCAGTCTTCCAGTCGAACACCTTCAAGCTTTTTGACAACACCTTTTCCAAAGACAATTGTTGGTTCTTGTGCTAATTTCTTGTAACCGCTATACTTGGTATCGTTAATGTCCAGTATAGCATTGTATCCTTTTTCTTCGAGCGCTGAGTATACTTTTTTATGCACACCGGCGTTTTGAAACTCTGGAGTAGCAAGAGATCGATTTACAGCATCATATAAAGCTTTTGGATTGTTCGTGTATAAATCGTTAAGATTTTTTCCGCGCCCATAACTCGTATTTTTTAATGCTTCAAAAACATCTTTTTTAAATTGAGGATCTTGAGACATTTTATCAAGAACTATTTTCCGAGCCTTTTTATTAGATGCACGCTGAATATCTTTTGTAACCTCGAGTTGGTTTTTAAATACCGCGGGATTATTCATCAGAAACCTTTTCTCAACAGGATACAAAGCGCCATATAATTTCTTATCGTGTTTATTCATAGCGGCGTAAAATGCAGCATCCTTGAAGTCATCATCAGCAGAGGCTCCTATATTTTGTAAAATAGTGCCGGCTTTAATTACTTTATCGCAATAGTTTAGCCCAATCTTTCGATAAGCAGTGGCTGCTATTGATGCGACAGCAACTCCGCCAACTATCATCAGCGCTGCTCTTGTTATCATTTTGCGTTTAGCCAATAGATCGGCGTTGCGTTTAGAATAACCTCTCGCCTGATATTTCTGTACCATCTGTCGATAGCCATATGCCGGGCTCGTTCTTCTGCTAGTACCGGTCGTCGGTCTCTGTTTTCGTACACCCCAGCGCATTCCCAAAACGCCATAGTGCGCCAAATATGTATTTGGCAGTATGCAATTTTCCATATATATATATATCACCTTTCTAAAATGCGTCCTCGTTAAGTTTAAACGCTATATAAGCATCCATCATAGCGGCCACATTATCAATCTTCTGTTCTCTGCGTTTCTTCAAAAGTTTCCGATTACCATTAGTATCTTCGAGCGTTATACAGTTTCCCATGGCGAACGACATCAGAGATTCGTCGAACATTAGCATCCGATCCTCTGATAGTTTCTTCAACTCTCCTAATGGCACCGATTCCGTTCGTGCTCCCTGGCGTACTTTCACCAACCCAAAAGGACCGTTCTCAGTTTCCCAACGAGATACAAATTCTGCGGCGTTATAAGGGTCATATCCGAAACAACGTACGTCGTATTGGCAATTTAGAATGTACTGATCAAGGTCTTCATAAACTTCCATCATCCTAAGCACGGTACCGTCTAGAACAATGAGACTGCCCTCTCTGATAAACTCGTCGTATTTAGTTCGCATAGCGCCAGGAAGTTTATCCAGTGTTCTAGATGTTATATAACTTCTGGTCTTCACTCCGAAACTACCGTCTCGAAGGGGGAATATGAACGTAAACGCACAAAAGTCATCGCCTTGAGAAAGGTCTGCGCCTAAAGCACAAGGGCATCCCCAGAAACTTCGTGACGGATGGGGCAACGTTTCCTCGTAAGTAAAGAAATATGTGTAACCCTCCATAGGGATTCCGAAGCGTTTTGCGAGAATGTCATTGCGAGCGGCCGGAGCGTTCTCAGCTCTTTCTACTTCAAGTTGATACGTCTCGTATGAAACTGTTTTATCTAGATTCGGGTTTGCCTTCACCCACAATTCCGGTCTTGCTACCTCTTCGACACTATCGAGTTTATACCACCAGATAGACACATGCGGATTGATGTAATTTCCTTTAAGAATGTCTCTCAATTCCATTTTGATTGTATCGCCGGCACCGTTCCGAACAGTTCCTTCTGAACTCGTTGCGACAATCAAGTAATCATCTACCTTAGATGCTCCCTGCTCAATAGCGCCGATTACATCCTCCCGAATGTCTCCTGATAACCACTCGTCAACAGTTGCGACTTTGCATCTCAGGCCCTGGAGTTTATTTATACTCATCGGCCTTACTTCGAGTAATGAACCTGTTAGAAAGTTCTGTATACCTGCTTTCGTGGGAGCAAGCTTCACTCGGTTCGCCTTGGAACCAGTCGTATTCTGTAGGCTCCCTTCGGTTAGAAACTTCATCAACGGTCCTCTAGCACGGGTAATTGATGTTCTTATAGGCGACATCACCTCGTCTGATTGCTTCATAGTCGGGGCAGTTGCAATCTGGTGGGTTGTAGAGGTATCGATGTTAAGAAAGTAATTCTGGATGCATGAGCCGTACATTGATTTCGCCGCGCCCCTTGCTATGATAAGATATTGTTTGTTGACGAGTCGCTTCTTAATCATCTTGGTTGTATACCCTCCGCCGTGCCCCCTCTTATCGGGAACATAAACAGACCTCTCAACAAAATAGTACCATCCGAACACTTGCTCAGCCCACAGTTTAAAGGTGTCCAGTAAAGTTAAATCGGTTCCGTCCGTCAATGTTAACTCGTTGTTGCAGTAATTGATGAAACCGTCTATGGCTTTGTCGTCGTAATAAACTCCGGGGTTTGCAATTAATGCGTCAATTCGGTTCATCTCAAGTGCGATTTCTTCGCAGACCGGAATATCGCCTCGTATTACGGCATCGCGAAAACGGCCGTAATATAAAGGAACGGCTGTATTTGACAATGCCATAATAGTTCACCTCGTTTTTTTATTACTCCTAAATTCATCCCATGTAGTTCCAGGGATCCATGTTTCGTCTGTTTCGATACGAATTCTGTTCTCCAAATCAGAAATAATGCTGTCATATGCAGTTTGCTTGGAGCCTGTAGGGGTGTCGAATATCATTTGAACTTTCATACAAATATAAGTCTTAACGAATTCGAGATTGTCCGTTTTTTCCAGCGCAAACAAATCATCCCAGGTTTCAACCGCTCCTGTAATAGAAAATGCCTTAGAACCAAATCCAAGCTGAAACAATACGGACAACACGGCATTTGTATCGACAATCAATTCATCATCGAAATGTGTGTAATCCGGATGGATTCCAAGATGCTTCTTCACTGTATCCAGTATGCTACCCATACGGAACCTGCCTATTCAAACTCGACGAATTCTTTCGAAATAAATCCGGGGAACCCTGCAAAATTTACAGAAATAAAATCGCCGAATTCGTCAGACTCTGTAAACTCTGTAAACACGCTCCCAATACCAACATGGCATACCGTTGCCGCACCGGAATATGGAGCGTCTAGAATCTTAACCTCTCCGGAAGTGTTACATTTCGTCACGCGGGCTATTTTACTCGCTGGCTGTGTTCTCTTTTTCAGCTCCGGCTCTTTAGCAATGTTCTTCGTTTCCTCGACATTAGTTTTGTTTTTGTCCATTTTATGTCCTCCATGGTATCGTATCGTTCTTGCTTCTTTCGATAACTTGTTCGTATGGCTCCCCGCCGTAATGTATTGCGTTGTGGGTTCTGAATGACACGCAGATTAGATTCTCCAAATCGAACAGGTTCTTGTCTCGATTGAGAATCATGTCTTTTGTTACACGGTTTAGATGATGAATATAGATTCCACCGTGTATCGGATAATCAGGAACCGCAAGATCACAACCATCGTCACGAACGATTACCAAGTTGCGAATACGCTTCCACTCCGATGAATGATACAGAACCTGATTTAAATATCGGTCATGACCAAACGTGTCTTCTCCAACTACTGCGTCTGTTTGTAAATATGCTAACCGCTCTTTGAAGGTTGTTAGCCTGCATAGTTCGGAATATGTCTTAATCATTGTTACCGCTGTAGATCTTCATTGCGTTGAGCGCATCTTCATACAGTTCCTCAATTCGTTTTGCGGATTCGAGATTCTCGGCTTTAGCGATTAGTAGTTTGTTCTCGCGTTTCAGTTTTTCCATCTCGAGTCGCTCCTTTGAAGAACCAAGCTTCAGATAATGTGTAATGACCTGAGACGATGCTGTTCCATCGAGCAGTTGCTGTTCAGCTAAATCGATTGCCAAAGATATCATTTGATTTTCTCTGGCCTCAGGAGTCATTGCCGTTGCTGGTTTCTTTTTCTTGTTACTTTCTTTAGTTGTTTTCATAGACTTTGCTTCCTTTCATTGTTAAGGCGCTTCTCGTGAAGGCATAGGCAAATGTAGCGAACCTGAAAGGAGCGAAAAGTAATTCGTAATCCTTTGGCCATACCTCCACGAGAAGCGCCTTGCATAATGCCGAGGACAAAGTCCCTATAGGAATAACGGCATAAAAAAATACAGATCGTTATAGACCTGTAATAAACTATTTCATTGCGAGAATGCCGTGGTGCTGCAAGTATGTGTTCTGTTTATAATAGTATGTCATAACTTTTTACATGTTTCCATTTAGTTACATCAACTTAAAATCCACTTTTAGGAACGATCCTCGTATTTCTAGAAGGCAATTTTGTTATCTGGTAAAGAGGGTGCTCCTAAAACTTTCCGCCGGAGAAATTTTGAAGACCGGCGCGATGATGGGGTGGGGTGCAAAATTTGCTACCCCCTCCCCCAGTCTTCTGGTTTTGTTTTTTTGTATTTTCCAGTGACATCCAGTCTGATTATGTCGTCCATAGCTCTGTCTATCTCCTCATCATTGTCTTTTTCGCTAATGTTTTGTGAAGTTTTAGCAATTCTCGCAAGATAGGAGCAGGTGTGGTAGCCTTGTGTCTCGTCAAAGTTGTACCAATCTTCGAACTGGCTGAACGGATCATAAGGATTGTCTGTCGTCGTAAGCATTACTTCTGACATTATCATTCTCCTTTTGCCTTTAGATTGTATGTACCGTTGTCTTGTTATCTATGAACGCAAAGCTTTATTCAATGTGCTCACAGATACTCCAAGCATCTTAGCAACCTCAGCCTGTGTGTAGTTTCCATTAAGTAGCGACCGTGCATAAGACAGCTTACTTGCGGACAGCCCTCTAGTTTCCCTCGGCGTTGCAAGTTCTTTAACTCTGTCAAGATTGGTATTATTGAGAATACTCTTCAGCTTTGTCTTACTTATAGCGCCGCTCTGAATAGCCTCCCATTCTTTATCGGTAATATCAATCTTATAGGACTTATGATCGGACGTATTTGTGAACTTTCCTACTCTTTGTCTAGCCGCAGTCATCGCCTGTGCTTTAACTCTTCTCTTTTCATCGGAGTCCATACCGGGATTATCTTTGATCTTAGCATTAGCTATCTCTGTGCCGATAATAAGGGCCTGTCTTTCAAGAGGCTTATTTTTCATCGCTATATTTAATTTCGCATTGAGCGATTCCACCTCTGTAGAATATGCCCTTGTAGCCGCAGGCGATCTTGCAGGCTCTTCAGTAGTACGTTGTACTCTGCGAGCTTCATTTCCAAGCGCCTTCATCTTATTTGCATAATCCGCGTATGTCTTTTCCATAACAGTCGGCTTAACTTTAGAAATAAGGGAATTAGCGTCGTCAGTCTCAGCCATTTTGGTGGACTTAATGGTCCTTGTTATTTCTTTTCCGGTGTCCCTCCAAATAGGTTCGCCTTTCAAATATCTTTTATATTCGTCAGCGGTCATCTTAGACGGTTCTGTAATCTTCTGGATTTTGGTATAAGTCTCTCCAGTTTCGCGATATACTTTTTTCCCCGCATTCCAATCAGCCAATTCCTTATCCGTCATCTCTTTGGTGTTCGTAATCTCCTTGCGATATGGGACTCGAAGTTCAGATTTGGATTTAGATATGAGAGTAGCAGCACCTTTTTGAGGACCGCCTTGATATATCTTTTTTAGTTCTGCGATATTATTATCAGAATACGATTTCGTGTAGTTCAATTTATGCTTCTCAGCATCGATAACTACCATCGAATGCTTTACAGCTCTTTCCAGGTGTTCTTCTTTTGCTCCTGCAAGGGTCATATCCGTAATAAGATTAGATATCTTTCCCATTTCAAGCTGGGTGTTGCGCGGAGTCATTACTTTCATACCGTCGACTGCCGGATATGCTTCTTTCGGTTCGAAATCTTTTAAACCCTCTAATGGCGCCTGGGTGTTGATTTTTACTATCTCTCGACCTTTAGCATCCTTGACCGGAATAACCAGAACGGTGTCGCCATCAAAATCTGCTCCAGAAAGTCTGGCTGCAACCTTTGGGTTAATGCCGACGGCATCTGTAGCGTTCTTAATAGTCTTTTCAGCAGAGCGATTCTTGTTGTTTACGACAAGTGTAGGAATTTCGAATTTGCCTCCGTGCGGATATCTAATCAAAACTACAGTTTCGCCGTTATTAAGATTAGGAGCGTAAATTTGATTTTCCTTCATATCCGGGAAAGGTAATATAACTTTTGACGCCTGCCTTGGTAGTGCTGCGGCTTTTAAGTGCACTGCATCAGAATCGCAAGAATCGGCGAACTTCTCCATCAAATGCTTTTTTACAACTGGATTAGTTAATGAATTGATTTCATCGAACTCAGCTTTTTTGCTATTGTAAGAAATATCCAACTGTTTCTTTGCTAATATTGGATCCTGCTTGGAAAGAAACTGAGACGATAATGTTTTAGACCACTTATCCCATTCCCCTTCCTCATTGACGATATTCAGTGCTGAAATATGACTTTTACCGTCACTACCAATATACTCTTTTTGCCGCACCGTAGCACCAAAAGGATTGTCTTCATCTTTCTGAGGCTTTAGAACAGAATTGTCTTTCGGGCCAAGCATAGGCGTTCCGCGATGCTTGTTAGTGTTAAATATAATGTCAATCCCATCAGGCATATCGTCCCGGTACATAGCCATGCCTTTTAAATAATGCGTCCCGTCAACTCCGATACGAACTTGTGCGTATTTACTATCGCCAAGGGATAAATCTTCCACTCCTCTACGAATTTCGATAACGCCGTCCTTGTCAATTCCGCCATCCTCATTATAACAAACTTGGATTCGTTTAGAATTGATATTGGTAATAGGCTTCAAACCGAGTTTTGTGGTTCCGTCACTCTGTTCAACATAATGATTTACAAGGCCAACACTATTAAGGTCTTTATAAATATCAGCCGTTTTAACATCAGGCTTGGTTAGAACCGATATAGTTGTCTTTTTTCCTTCTGCTGTTGTCAACTGATCGACCTGAAGAGGATGTACTTCGTAGCCTTCTTTCTTCAGTAACGCAACGGCGTTCTTGAGCTTATAGTCGCTGATTCCCATCTGTTCAGCAACTCCGGGGCCAATGTCAATATACTTCTGTGTTTTCAGCGCTTCTTTCAACGTTTTCGCTGTTGTTACGGAACCTTCGTTTTTAGACTTGTAATCGTCTTTTAGCATCGCACGAATCTGCGACTCATTACGACCCATGATTCGCCCTACCTCAGAATAATTTCCGGTTTCAGAATATAATTTGCGAGCTCTTTCGGCATCTAACAGATTTCGTTCATGTTTAGCGTTTGATTTAGCCTGCCTGTATTCCTTAATCGACATCCCGAGAGCTGTGGCAATCTCTTTTTCAGTTGTAAAACCGGTTTCCTCTTTAATGCGGTCGACTACAGCAATAAAATCTCCTGTGTGCTGATATGGATTTTCGCCAGAGCCATAAGGATATCTCCCAGAATGACGGGGAGTGCCGTAATGCATAATATACTTATCAGGTTCAACAATATACATTAGAGTCCTCCGTTCTCCAAAGTATGAATATATCGATCACAGTAGTCTATACGATTCATGACATTTCGTACTTCCTCGGCTGTAGGTTTGGTAATGAAAACATCATTGAACTGATAGATTCTCAGTTCAGAGTCTATGTCTTCTGGCTGGATACCGTATTCATGACAAAATATAGCTGCATATATCAACAGCTGGTTCATAGACCCAGGGGTTTTAAGGCCTGTTTTTAAATCATGAATTCTGAGAAATCCATTACGCTCATCAAAACTAATAGCGTCGGCAGTTCCAAAGCATCTGTCCGAAAAATACAATAGTCTTTCAGGCTGTAGCTCATAATAGATAGCATCCCGAATGTACATACTCAAAGTTTCCTGTTTTTCTTCCGGCATGACTTTATGTTTAATCATGTCTTCCGCCAATTTATGCAATTCGGTTCCTTCTTTCGCTGCGTTGGCACTAATATGTGCGTCCTTAAGTTTGGCATCGTCGTAATTGAGCCAATGATAATTCGAGGGTGATAAAAATGAGTGTTTCCCTCTAAGGTTGTAATGTTCGTTGAAGTTCATCTAATACCTCCGCTTCGTTCTCAGGATAGATGAAACTCGAAAACGACATACCATTCATCTTGTTTACGTAATATTTCTGGTTCGGTTGCGCATTTGCTGACGGACTAGTCTTTACTTCCAGACTGGCCCATCTTTCTCCGTTGAGAACAATAAGATCAGGAATCCCCTGAATATATGCAGCGTCGTTCTTGAGAACAATGCAATCCGGGAATATACTCTTAATCTTCTTGATAAGTTTCGCCTGGTAATTCCGTTCAAGCATTTTGCACCTCCACCAAAAAAAATAAGAGGCACATTCCGCCTCCTCTTTCTATAATAGGGCATGCGATTTATGCGTACGTAATTATTTGAAGATGAAATGGTATCCGTGATGATGTTTCTGCATTCCTGTAACGCATCTATACACTCCCACTCTGCTACCGCCTATCGCTTTAGCCGCTTCGGTGTATGTGTCAAATATATCTCCCGTCTCCTTGTTCATAACTTTTGGATGAGTCGGAGGTCGTCCACGTTTGCGTTTTTCTTCGCTCATGTTTTTTTCTCCTTTCTAAGGAAAAATTGAGGGGGCATGTGAATCATGCGTACCCTCTTCATGTCCTGTTTACAAATGCCGCTTCGTTGAAATTTTTCTTTCTGTCTAGCGCCCTACGTATTGCCACATCGATCGGAGAATATGATTTTAGATGGTAATAGTACAAGTCTGTAAACGGCGTATTCATCCGGTCTATTCTACCGGCAGCCTGAACCATCACTTTGTACGAATAACTCTGTGAAAAGAATATAATTGTATCCGTGTCAATACAGTTCCAACCTTCGCACGCACTCGTGTACTGACATAAATACAGCCACGAGTCTGTGTCTGGTATTGCCTGGTGCTTATGACCGTTCCATTCTGATGTAGGAATACCGAGTTCATCTCCAATAGAACGCAAAATCTCTAACTCATAATCGAAGTTGTAAAATATAATCACTTTGCTATGCTCTTCGAGTATGGCTTTTAATTTTTCTTTCCGATCGCCTGACGAATTCGTTATCCGCCTCAACAGATAACACAGACCGGCTGCATCTCTTACAGGTTCCTCCTTGAAAATATCCCATCGATTCCTGACTGCTTCTTTATATGTTTTGGAGTCGTAATCAACGTCTACGATTTCATGGTGCGATATCGTTGGTTTTGAGTATTTCATTTCTACTAAAATCGAGTTCCTCATTCGAAGCAGCTTTCCGCAATTGATATATCGATCGATTTTAGGATACTTCGCATACCTGCTCCAAATCACATGCTCCCGATTAAATTGTGTTTTGTTCTTGAAGAACCCATTCGCTATAAAGACTGGAATATAATCTGACCACGTATCTCCGGGGGTAGCGCTAAGTAGAATCCAGTGATTATTCTTAGCAATCTTTAAAAAAGCCTTTACCCATGCTCCATAGCCAACTACTCTCTGTTCGTCGAATATAAAGAAAGCATCCGATACATCCGAATACTTAGCAATGCTATTCCATGAATCCACATGAAGCTCGACACCGTTAACGCTATTCTCTCTGTTTCTAAATATAATGAACGGTGCGCATTCCTTATCCCATTCCATAGAATCTCTCTTCTTTGCTGTAGTGATAATATACAAATCCTTAGGATCGGACATTTCTTTATACTCTCCGTCTCCGTTGATTTCTAACGAGCCTCCGCATTCCTTCACGAAGAAATATACAATAGACGTTCTTGATTTACCGGATCCGACCCCACCACAAAGGATGGAGCCGGACTTTAGTTTCTCAACAGCGTCTATCTGGTGCTTATACAATTCCATTAGAACGGGATTTCTTCCACATCGTCTGCAATCGAAGACTCCCATTTATCACGAAATCTTTCATCCGGAACTCTGAGATACATGGAATCCAAATATGCGGAAGTATGCTTCGCGCCATCAGGTCTGTACGGATTAATAACGACATCTACAGCTTCGATCTCATCTGCATCAATCGTCCCGGCTGTATCAGCCGTAACAACAACGCTTCCATGCCTAGTATATTTTTTGATATCCGGATCTTTTGCTTTACCGAAAGCAACCGTAACATACAGACCGCAAAGAGGATCGTCCCCTTCTTCTCTGGGAGGTTTATTCGTAACCTTCCATTTGTCTTTCTCAAGTTCCTTTACAAGTTCTTCAGCGCTAACCTGCTGTCCACCATAATAATATGTGGACTCCGGGTCATTCAAACTCACTCCGAATGTTGGAATATGACTTTCGAACTTTGACTTTCTTCCGGTGAAATCTCTCCAGAAAATATTTGCGTTCTCAATCTCGAGTTTTTTTCTCATTGTACGTGCCATAACGGTTCTCCTTTCATTGTTCATCGGAAACAAACCATTCAAAGTCGCCGAACTTAGATATAGTTTCAATAGCGTTATCCACCTGAGTTCTGTAATATCTTTTGTCGACTTTATCTTCAGGTTCGTCCATTTTCTTTAACATCTCAGATTCCAGCCAGCGATAACCTTTTGCTCCGCTTACACTGGAAAATCTTTCCGGTTCTGCCTTCTTTTTGTCTGACTGTTCCCACTTTTCCATTTGGGCTTTGTATAGTTCGTATTTCTTTTCTCTTAGAAGTATACCTCCCCCCTCTCCGTCCTTGACAGGCGTAAACTGACCGACTTTCCCTACGAAAATATAGTCATGGGTCTCAGGATTTTTTTCGTTCATATCCAAATATAATGCGGTCTGCACTGTCTTAGTCTCGCAGAAGTCGTCAATGGTTGTTGGCTCCTTACTGAATAAGGTCTTATACACGTACGGAACTGCAAATTGGGCTCCAGTCGCCTCCCATTCAAGAGGTGTTTCAGGGTCGTCTTCATCATGCATACCGATATAGACTGCATCGTTTACGAGACAGATTTTCTTCCAGGTATGCTCGACTTCGAAAATATAACCGTATTTTTTCCCGAAATCTATGATGAATTTCTCAATCGTTTCATCCGGGTTTTCAACTTTAATAGAATCGGTCTTAATATGAATAACCTTATACCCCTGCTCAGTTACCTTCTCATACAGTTCGTGCATGAAGAGGGCTCCTCTCAGGGCTACAATATTATTCACATTCCGTTCATCTCTAAATGGGTTATCAAATTTAGCAGCAGTAAGACCATAAACTGAATTGATGGCGATCTTTAACGCCATTGACAAAGCTTTTGCATCGTCTTTACTTTCCAGATACTTGCTCAGCCTTCCATCAAATAGTTTCTTTGCCGACTCGTAATCGCCATGCTTGATATACAACCTGGCGTCCATGAGAGCTTTAAAGTTCTTCGTATAGGCCCCGAACATATTCATTTGGATGATAGATGTCGGATGCATAGAAGCAACATCGTAAGTTTTTGCTCGACCGTACATTCCAGGATTAGCCATAACCAATCCTCCGAATCCGACATCGTCACCCTTAAATATGTTTTTGTTGTCCTTGAACTCATATCCAGGGAACAACTCACTCAGGTCTGTATACACGAGTTCCGGGTGCCGCTCCTTTCCAAATATAATTCTGGTAGTAAGTGTGTTGGTGGTTGCGTTCACGTTCATGTCGGCAAGATCAGCAAGAATCTCTCTGGCAATGAAGTCCCCATGCCGTGCATTGAATACCGCTTCTGTTGCCAACACGTCGTTTACGCAGTAATCAGCTACCTTTACCCATTTGTCTTCGGGAACAGGCTCATCCCATCGTAATCCAAGTTCCTGATGGGGCATACCTAATTCGATTTCGAACTTCTTTAACGATTGTTTCTTACTGCTAAAATCATAAACATCCGTGTAGGACAGATTGCGAGCCTCTGCAAAATATGCGTTAGCGCTCTTGTTGATAATTCTCTGGCTGAGCGTGTATAACTGTTCGTTGGTGTATCCTGCCATTCTCGCGTATAGAATATGATTGTCATACTTCCGACAATTGAATCCAACAAGTTTGAATCGACATAATTTCTCAATGTCCGAAGGTGATGGATTAATCATCCGTACCGGACTCCGCCCTTCGGCCTTCCATACAACAATTAACAAATTAATAAATACTTCGACATCGAAAAAAACTATCGTATCGTCTGCATAATCGTCATTCCATTCAGACGGTTCTTCGCTCTTGAACTTCATAGTAGACACTGTCTTCACGCATTTCTCTGCCTGATTGGTGCTATTAATTGCGAACGCCATAATTGCAGGTCGCATGTCGGTAACATCGTACTTCAATCCTGAGTCATAAGCCTCCTGAAGAATCTGAAATATAAAATTCACACTGGACGTAGTGTCACTATGAATTTCCTTATTAAGGTTACGTATAATCAGACTCCTTAACGCCCTCTCGCTCTTAACGGACTTAAAGTCAAGCATCTTCTTCACCTCCTTCGTAGGAAGTCCGGAGCTGATAGTAGCCACTTTTTCCGCATTGCATTTGGTTAGTTTCCTTCTGAGCGAAGAGTTCCCAGAAAATATCTTTATCTCGATATTCTCGTCATAAAGATATGCCAGTCTTGTAACATCACCATCGTATATGTAATGCAGGTGCACACCATTACCGCTCTTACTGAGTTCGGCATAGGTTTTGGGCCATCTGGAAGCAGCCTTAAGATTTCTCTCGAGGCTTTTGTTTCCGTTTTCGTCCTTTATGTCAAAGTCGATAACAATATGGTTTCCAGGTGGTTTTACATAATGCAACTCCGTTGTGGAAATATCCGACAAGCGTGTATCGACATCCGCCCATTTCTTAATCGGGGTTTCTTTAGAACTCGCGTACTGCGCAGGACATTCGGCCAACTCAGAATCTAAATATGATTCCTGCTCGATAAGCAGCAACCACGACTCTTCGACCTTCTTTTGTTTCGGCGGTCTCTCTTCAGGAGGGAGAAACTTGTCGAATATAAAACCGATGTAATAGTTTCGATAGTGTTTTCCGTCAATTATCGTGTCCGTCTTGAACTCCCGAAAATAGTTCTTGAGCTCTGTTCGTACAAGTCTCATAGGATATGGATACTGGACATTGGCATACTCGCAATAAGTCTTGTAGAGTTTCCACGCATCGTGTAAGGTTACGTTTTCCGTCTTAACGAAATCGTCATAATATGACTCGACAAAATCGTAGAAGTCATTCGTAGCGCTCATCATGTCTTGTGGAATATAGCCGTCGTAATATTCAGGTCCCATAGATTCATAAACCCTTAGACAGTGTTCTGCAATGGCTCCAAGTTCGAACTGGATTCTGCTCATTAACTGGGAATATCTTTCAAACTCGATCTTCTCTCCGGTGGGTCTTACATCAATTAGTCTTCGAATCAGACCGCTTTTTGCTTCGGTAATCTTAACAGGTTTATTTGTTCCCATAAACAGAAACGTATTAAATCTGGCAGAATATACCGACTTGAACTTTTCATTAACAACCATCGATTCGTGAGATACAATGGAATTTAGCTTCGTATTGTCCGCTATCCTGGAAAGATCTCCGTCATGCTGGATACCAACCAGCGGATTGTCTTTAAAAGGTTCCAACGCGAACGAGTTATTCTTCGAAGCCAGCTCTTTTGCATCGAACATGCAGTAATATCCGTCAAATAGCATCTGAATAATATTAAGCACTGTCGACTTACCGGATCCGGCAGACCCGTATAACACGATAAACTTCTGGATCTTTTTGGCATCACCCTTCACAATAGCACCGATAGCCCATTCCAACTTTGCGCGCTCTTCATCAGAATATAATACGGACATCAGTTCATCGTATGCTTCGTGTTTTCCTTTTGCCAGCGAATACCCAAGTCGTTTCGATGCATAGTCTGTCTTCTTCGTCGGTGTGTCTGCGAATATAACTTTCTCATCGAGTTGGTGATACTGATCCCTCATTTGTTTCTGGCAATATTTATGCCACTTGTCAATGATTCCACTGTCAGAGTCCCACATGTATTTACCAACGACAACATCTTCGGTATGCCTTTGTAGTTCTTCAGCTTCCCGCTTTACTTCACGGTCCACTGTATCTCGAATAATTTCTTCGCTCTTACTCCACAGTCCGGTCTCTTCATCCCACACTGCGTAAAAATCGCTCCCGCGTATCATTAAGTCTTTACTTGAAAATGTCAGTTTGAATTTCGGATATACTTCAGTGACTCCTTTCTTAGTCGTTTTCGATATCATGAGGAAATCATACACAATTATTACCTCCTTCCCGGTTTAGTCGTAAAAATCGAGAATTACCAGTTTACCACTTTTTTTCGCGTTTTATATTAATATATATATTTTACTATTTTCTTTATAATAGATATTAATATTATTTGGTAAACTGGTAATAAGATTGAAATTCCAATCCTTACGAAGATTATTATCTGGTAAAAGCTAACCACTTATCTGGTTAAAAATCGAAGTGATTAATTACGAAATCCTGCATCTGGTACCAAATCTCCAAATTATCTGGTATAAAAACATTATCTGGTAAATTATCTGGTAAGAAAAACAGCGACAATTTTTGTCCATTTACCCTGTTTCTACTCATCCAATTCTCTAAAATATAATCGATTTCGTCATCGTCAAAACAATCATCCGTGAACTTTTTCAACCCAAGATTCTCGATCATCATCCAAAACCATGTTGGTGTATTATCTTCATCCCCATAATTGAACAAAATATCCGTCTCCATTCTACGAGCAAGAGCCACCATCATTTCAAGCACAGTACATTTTCCATCTAAGAAATATAGTTTCTCTCCGCACCAGTCAGCATAATGTGCACGTAAGGCAAGTCCGTCAGCAGCACGATTTTCATCGTTACTGACAACCCAGTAAAACTGCGTGTGGAATAGTTTGCGCATCAATAATATGTAGCCTCGCTCGTAAACATAATCAACATCAATCAGACCTAGAAGATATGCGTAATAGTCATTCGTCCTCTTTTCGTCATTCATGCGTCTCCTTATAACTGGCCCGAATCTTAGACACCTCGTAATCCGTATCGAGTCTGAAGTTCCTCACAAATACGACAAATGTGTCTTTGTCGGCTGCGAACTTTTTGAGATTATCACGTCCGATAGCCATTTCAATGTCATCAATCACTTCGTCCTGCTCATCAACAAGAACCTCGTCAAATTCATATAAAGTCATTGTCTGTTTGTCGAATTCTTCGTCAGAAGAAAATTCGTCCTCGCTAATGATTACAGGAGGCCTTTCATTAAGTTCCCGTTTATCGTTGTTATATTCGCCCAATCCGCCGTCACCTTCTTCAATTTCTTCGTCCATCTCCTCTGAACCGGACTCGTTAAAATATGATGTATACGATTGTTCCTTGGAGATGTTGTTCGCCTTCTTAATATTCAATTTACGAATTCGCTCCTCCATTTCGCGAATATGCTCAGTCATCTTCGCTTCGTTTTTCTGTTCTTCTGTTTCAGGGTCGTGTTCCATCACGCTTTCTTCAGCATTGGTGAATTTGTCAATCATATTGTCGAAATATGCACGGCTTTCAGCGATTTCCTTCTCTGCCTCAGCCATGAAATATGCACGGGAGGCAATAGCGCCGACTACTGCCCCGGCAACAAAACCAACGCTTGCGTATACCAGTCCTTTCATTGAGCCATCCTCCTTAAATCTTGCGCTTGAACGGTTTGATAGGTCCGTCCACGTTGAAGTCCAGAAGAATAACTTCTTCAGCTCCATCGAAGACTCTGGAATTAGCGTATTCCACGCCGTCTTCAGTGCAATATGCCTTTGTAATACCGAAGTCTACGAAGCCGTCTTTACCGTCAATAAGTTGCCATCCGACAACCTGCCCTGCTTCGGTTTCTTCATATCCGAGCATTGAATATACTTCGTTCAGGAAAAGGTATCCTCTGGACCTAAGAATATGATTGGCGATTTCCTGCTGCCCCTGGAGCCACATGAGATTCAGAGCCGGTTGATTCGGTTTGAATTCCTGATTAAGTTCGTCAAAGAATCTGCTGTAGCCGCTTATGGTTCCTTCCTTGACCGCGTATTGGTCTACTTTCTTCTTCTTGACTTCGCCGTTCTCATCTGTAACTTCTTCAGTCACTTTAATCTTCTTGAGACCGTGGCGCATCATCTTATCGAACTCTACGCCTTTCTCTGCGATTACGTTACCTCTATACGCCTTAAACGCCTGATTCAGGACTCCGTAAGCGGCAGTAACTGCGGCCATTCTCTTTCTAAGTATAATATGACTGCCGACAAGCGAACCGATAGAAACGGTGACGATCGCGATAGACGGTCCGTAAGTCTTTGCGCATTCAAACACGAGCGAGGATTTAGCCTTAATCAAATCCTGAGTATAGTTTTTCTCAGAATATACTTCGGTATCTGCGGTTTCTCTCGCTTTCTCAATTGCTTCGACGTCTTCGTTGTACTTCGCGAGAATCTGTGGAGCCTCGTAATATGTAGTCTTGCACGCTTCATATATTCCAATGCCTATGCCAACGACCCCGATTCCAATCAATACCTCCGGCGCTACATACTTGGCCTTGTCTATTACCGGAGCGGCTTTGCTTAAAACTGTTTCAAAAAGTTTCATGTAATTTCTCCTTTCGATTACTATAATTTCATTTCTAACTGTGTGCCGACAACTTTGTCATGCGCCTTGATTCCGCACTGTGAGAATAACAGCAGGTCTAGTGTCTCGCGAATATTCGTCAGTTCTTCGTTCTGTTTTTTCAGACCTCTTGCGATATCCCTAAGCGCTTCAATCTGCATCATATGTTTCTGATCTTCTGTAAATCTGTTTCCCATCTACATCCTCCTCCCGTCGAGAGGAATCGCTCGTGGCATCTGTAGAATATAATCCCTGCCTCTATGCGTTATCGTTGACTTCGAGAAGTCAGTCCACCCGTATTCGTTAAGCTGATAATTGGACGTGTGGATTTTTGCAAAGTCGTACAAATCCGCAACACTTGCATAACCATGTCGTTTGCAACGTTCGAGCATTCTGAAGCGAACATTCTCGGCTTCGTCACGTGTGTCAAATATAAGAGGATCGTCGAAGTCATTATCGTTTCGCATTACTCTCCTTCCGCGATTATTATCATACAGACTGTTGTACGGCATGTTTCCTCTGGAATAACGGTTGCCCGTGTTGAAGGATCCGGAGATACTCTGTTTGATTCTGTAATTGATGTTGTCAAGAATATCATTCAGAATCCCTCCTAGCGCAGGAACAACAGAGTCGTTAATAATTCTCATAACGAACTCTCCAAATATAGACTCCAGTGAACCGGCCTGGTTCCGTTTATCTACAGCTGCCTCTGGTTCCTTGGATTTTTTTCTCCGCTCCTCGAACGAGTTTCCCGGATATGTTTCTTCAGGCTGTGTGTTCTTCTGTTGCCCGTTCATCTTCGGTCTCCTTCTCTTCTATATCATTCTTGAACCCAGTAACGAAGTTATCAATTTTCTCATCGATATACTCTCCGCACTTCTCCATCACTACACCTGACAGACACACCATACTGAACTTTACACAATACTTCCGCACGAAGAAAATATCATCAGGCATTGCAATTTGTGCGAGTGTCTGCAACGCGGTATTAATGCCAATACCTACCGCCAGTTTCAATCCGGCTCCAATGCAATCCGTAATTTTCAAAATTAACTCCTTTCTAACGAGAAAAAAAAGGTAGTCCGTGTAAGAACTACCTTCCTTCTTGAATTATAACTTTATTTCTTCTCCTTTCTGTCGGTTTATTACTCAGCTTCCTCTTCAGTTTCGTCTTTAACTACAACTAAGTCCTCGTTCTTACTCAGAAGTCTAAACAACTTTCTCGTTTCTTTGCCATCCTTCTTAACTTTCGGAAGTTTGATCTTTCCGCTTGCCTTGACCTTAATTACCAGTTTCTTTCCTAATCTGTAAACTACGTAACTACCGCCTACTGCTGCGATAGCAATCAATACTTTCTTAAGCCATTCGTGATCGCCTCTCTCGATAAGTTCATCGATATCTGCGTTATCCAATACTTCAGTTACTCCGTCAAATACGTTTGCTTTAATGTCAGCCATTTCCATTTCCTCCATAATATCGTTTGAAATATAAGTATTATCTCTTCATTATAGAGTGTGCAAAAATTGCGAATTTTAATATATGTAGTTTACTAATCGCACCATGGCGCTACTGGCATAATCGAATAGTTAATATACGTTACATCCGAATTCGTATCGTCGTCATGAATCGGATCATACGATACAATATCTACGAGCGTTTCGCCCATGGTCGATACATCCCATAAGAATTCACCAAGTTTACACGTCCGTAATCCCCATCCGGTAAGCAGCCAGTTATGCTCGATGCAGTCCTGATTACCGCTTGCCTGGGCTGAAGACATACGAATAACCTCACTCTTGACGTGTTCATAACTGGACTTAAACTTCTGTCCGGTCAAAGTATCGATAAATATCGTATCGCCATGCCCGGTATCAATTGTCTCCTTGGAAATATCAGTTTCGCGCCATCTGTCCTTCAGAGCCTCCTCCTTAATTTTCGAAGCCTTATCTCTTCCGATCATCTCTACTGTCTTGTCTCCGAGTTTCGCCAGTGCGTTGGAAGAAATAGTGTACGCTCCGGCGAGTACAGCCTGTCTTTTCAACGACATTGTATGCGAGCCGACACAACATAATATAAATGCCGATGTCCACGCTGCCGGTGCAGCGAATTCCTTCCAGGTTAGTTTGACGACCTCTTTCTTGCTCATCTCTGAAATGTCCATTTCCTGAGATTTCACGATCTCGTACGCTTTGATGGCGGCTTTCCCTGCGTAAAACTCTGCGGCAATGCCTGACGCCACGCCTGCAATCATAAGAATAGTCGGAGCGTTTCTCTTTCCGATCCTGGCAACCTCCTGAAATATAACTTTCACCTTCATAATGTGCTCCTTTCGCCTACTACATTAAAATCCTCCGGCATTTCCGGAAATTGACTATACTGTTCTCTCGCTTCCATAAGTCTTTCATACTCGTCATCATCATATCCGGGTAGATCAGGCAGCGGATCCCAGATTAATTCCCGAACAGGACGCCCGTCTTTTGTGTATGAATATATTCCGCCAAAAGATACAGAAATCCAGCATTCCGGGAAGTACGACCAGTTCCAATCCCAAACCTCATTTCCAATGTACCATCCAACAAATTCATCAATCTCCGGTGCACTGGCGTCGATTTTTAACGAATTAAAGAACCCCTCTATAGGTGCTTCTCCGGTATTATACATGGCTTTATTGAGTTCTTCGACAGCTCTGCGAATATCGTAGATTGAACTCCGGAAGACAATTTCGGTGCATGGCTCATAGAAAAACCCCGTGGTCATATCCGGGTGCTTGCGAAGACGATTCGCATATGTTGCCAATATCATTCGTCGTCACCGTCCTCATTACTTATATCGTTATGGTCGATCCATACGTTAATCAGATCGGCAATCTCTGAAAGCTCCTCCAGCGTATAGCCACCATCGAATATAAGACTTCCTGCCATATCATACGCTCGCGGTTCCCGTTTAATATATCCCGGATAGACGGGAGCATTACAATTTACGTTAAACCCTACTCGTGCCATTTGTTAGCTCCTTTCATAATATCCTGCTCATCAGATTGCCAAGTTGCAGATGGCTCGAGATTCCGTTAATCGTGTACCGCATTTCTCGCAGTTTGTCCTGGTCCATGTTTTCGTCTTTAGAGACTCCAAAAATATAAATGCCAGCGACTGCTAACGGTGCAACGATTGCGATCCACTGCCTGATTTCTCTGCTTAGATCGATTTTCTGTGTAGTTGTCATGTTACCTACCTCCTGTTTTTTTTTTCGCGAATTTCAGAGTATTATGGCTATTGCTAAAAAATACATATAATTCGGTACGCAATATATAAAGACAATCCGGCAGCAATCAGAATATCAGTCCATAGTGTAAACCGGAACCGGAGCTGTGTACGATGCGGCATCCGGTCAAAAATCGTATTACCGCGAACGCATACCTGCGCAAGTGAATATCTCATAGCAATAGAGTCGAACAATCCTATTAAAGCCAGCAAAAGCATGACATCGGTTATAGTCATTTGTAAA